AGTAAAAGATTATGCAGCTAAACATAATATAAGTGTTCAAGCTGTATATCAGAAGATAAAAAGAGGTTATTTAGAATCAACTAAAATAGGCTCTTATGTATTAGTAAAAACTAAGTAAAAAAATTTACCCTAAAACGTTTAAAATATTAAATTATGAAGCTAACGAAAAGAAAGGCTTTTAAATTTTTTAGAAGTTATTACGATGTGTATAATGAGTTAACTAAAGATTCTGATAAAATAGCTTTTATTGAGGCTTTATTAGATAAGCAGTTTCTAGGAGTTGACCCTGATAATCTAAAAGGTATGGCTAAGTTTGCTTATATAAGTCAGATAAATAGTATTGATTCGCAAGTGTCTGGTTATGAGGCTAAAACAAACACTTCTCTAGGGGGTACGCAAGGGGGTATGCTAGGGGCTGTGCAAGGGGCTTCGCTACAAGAGAAAGAGAAAGAGAAAGAGAAATATATTAACCCATTTAAAAAATGGGATGAAAAACAATTTATAGAATCTATTAAATCTTTAAATGTTAGTTATGATAAGGATGATTTAAATGCTTTTGCGAATTATTGGACGGAGCAAGATTCTAAAGGTAGAATGAGATTTCAACTAAATAAAACTTGGGATACAAATAGGAGACTAAATACTTGGATGAATAATAAAAATAATTTTAAAAAATGATACCTTCAAGATTAATAGCTGAATACCAGCAAAAGAAAAACGCAATGATAGAAGATATTACTAATAACTTTGATATTTTCTATTCAAAAAATCATGATGATCTAGAAAAGATTATAGGATATATCAATTATACTGATAGCCTTATAAGATTCTTAATTGATAAGGCAGAAACTAATTATACAAGTGAATTAAATGTATCTGAAAAACATCGCTTTATAGAGCGTGTAATAGGTTACCATGCATCAGTAGCACCATTCAATCAAGAAAAAGCAAGAGAATGGGTAAAAACAGCCTTAAATATGATAATTAGTGACGGGTGGCAATATAAGCCTCCAATGTTTATAAAAGGAGATAGAAAAATAATGAATAGTTTAACACAAATGAAAAAAGTATGTCAAGTAAGTATTTAGAATTTCTGGAGACAAAAAGAAAGAGCCATTTAGATTCTGGATTTGAAATTAATGAAGATCAATTATCAGATCATTTATTTGATTTTCAAAAGTACGCTGTTAAATGGGCGTTAAAAAAAGGTAGAGCAGCTTTATTTGAAGATTGCGGATTAGGTAAAACAGCTCAAATGCTAGAGTGGGCATATCAAGTAATGAATTATACTAACAAACCTGTTTTAATATTAGCACCTTTAGCGGTAGTAGGGCAAACAGAACAGGAAGCTATTAAGTTTGGTAATCTTTATGTTTCAAAATATACAGATGAAAATGAAGTATCTACTAAGTGTATAAAAATAACAAACTATGAGCAGATAGATAATATTGATATAAGTTTGTTTAGTGGGGTTGTATTAGATGAAAGCTCTATTCTTAAAGGAAAGGATAGTAAAACAAAAAATAAGCTGCTAGAATACTTTAAAAACACTCCATACAAGTTATGCTGTACTGCTACTCCATCACCTAATGACCATATGGAACTTGGAAACCATAGCGAATTTCTAGGATCAATGAGTTATTTAGAAATGTTGGCAATGTATTTTGTTCATGATGGCGGAGAAACTTCTAAATGGAGACTTAGAAAACACGCTGAAAAGGACTTCTGGCAGTTTGTTTCTTCATGGGGTTTAGCAATGGATAATCCAGCTACATTAGGATTTACAGAAAAAAGCTATGAATTACCTAATATAAATTATGTTGAGCATTTTGTAGATGTAGAAAGTGATGGATTAGATTTATTTGGTGAGGCTATTGTATCGGCTACTGAATTACATAGAGATTTAAAGAAGTCTCAAAAAGATAGATTACAAAAGGCTTTAGATATTTATAATGAGAAACCAGATGAACAGTGGATATTTTGGGTTTTAGGAAATGAAGAAGCTAAAGAGTTAGAAAAGATAATACCTAATTCTGTGAATGTTCATGGTGGATTAAAGCCACAACAAAAAGCAGATTATTTATTAGGGTTTGCAAATGGAGAAGTAAAAAACTTAATTACTAAAACTTCTATAGCATCATTTGGTATGAATTATCAAAATGCTTGTAATATGTGTTTTCCTTCTTATGATTTTAAGTTTGAAGCTTTTTATCAAGCAGTAAGGAGAGAGTATAGATTTGGTCAAAATAGAGATGTTAATGTACATTTAATCATACCTAAATCACAAGTAAATGTTAGGAAATCAATTTTAGAAAAAGAAGCTAAACATCATGAGATGATGCATAAAATGGCTTTACATAGTGCTGAGTTTAATCAATTTAAAAAAGAAAATATGAAACACGAAGATATTAAAAATGATAATTACTGGTTAATGAATGGAGATTGCGTTCAAAGATCAAAAGAAATACCTACAGATTCAGTTGATTTATGTGTGTTTAGTCCTCCATTTGCTGAGCTTTATGTTTACTCAGATAAAGAAGAGGATATGGGTAATGTATCTAATTATGAACAGTTTAAAACTCATTTTAGTTATCTAGTTCCAGAACTTAAAAGAACTATAAAACAGGGTAGGATATGTGCTGTTCATTGTATGGACTTACCTATTCAAAAAGGTAAAGAAGGTTTTATAGGTCTTAGAGATTTTAGTGGAATGATTAGAGAGATGTTTGAATCAGAAGGCTTTATATATCATGCTCGTACTACTGTTTGGAAGAATCCAGTAACAGAAATGCAAAGGACTAAAGCATTAGGTTTATTACACAAGACTATTAAAAAAGATAGTGTAATGAGTAGAGTAGGTATACCTGATTATATTCTTTTCTTTAGGAATGGTGATGGTAATGAAACACCAATAACACACCAAGATACAGATCCAAGTAAACCAGATTATTTACCTGTTGATTTATGGCAAAAATATGCTTCTCCAGTTTGGATGGATGTTGATTATTCTAGAACTTTACAATACACAACTGCTAGAGATTCTAATGATGAAAAGCATATATGCCCTCTACAATTAGATACTATTGAAAGAATACTTCATCTTTATTCTAATGAAGGAGAAACAGTATTAAGTCCTTTTGGTGGTATTGGTTCAGAGGGTTACCAGTCTTTAAAAATGAATCGTAAGAGCATTAGTATTGAATTAAAAGAGTCATACTTTGCTATTAATAAAAAGAATCATTCTAATGCAATTAAAGAAAACGCTGTATTAACATTGTTTTAATGAAAGAGTTATTAGAGAAACTAGAAAGAAAACACAAAAAGCCTAGCGAGTTAGTCTCGCTTTGGGCTGAACGTGTTAAGAAGTCTATGGAAAGACCTTTAACTACTGGTTTTTCTAAAATAGATGAAAACTTAGACTTAGTATTACGAGGTGAGGTGTGTGCGGTTATTGGTTATGCTGGTACTAAAAAATCATTATGGACTTTAAACCAAGCAAATCAAAACGCTATAAAATATAAGACTAGGACTATTTACTCTACTATGGAGATGTCACCAACAAGACTACTAGACAGAATTATAGATTATGCTTATGTAGATGAAAACCCAAGTGTAGAAGAAAACATACACAAACTTTATAGACAGGCTATAAAAAACGGAAATATAGAGCAAGTAGTAGAAGAGCTAACAGGAATATTAGAAAGATACTACGGTGATAGGTTAATTATAGATTGGCAGCCCTCAATGAATAAAGACAAGTATCTAACCTTAATAGATTCTGTAGAGGGGCAATATGGAACTGTTGATAGTTTAGTAGTAGATGGTCTTAGTATGATGGAAATGCTAGGAACAGAAACAGAAGCATACAGCACACATACAAAGCAATTAAAACAACTAGCAATAGAAAAAGATATATTTATTCCTATAATTTGTCACTGCTCAAAAGGAGGTAACCCTGACGATAGAGATATTAAAAAATACGTTCGAGGATCGGAAAAGATAATTGATAACGTAGACTTCTATATGATGTTTAGTAAGTGTTTTGATAATGGTGATGAATCTAAAGAATATGGATGGATAAGGTTTGTTAATAAGAGGGGTACAGGAGACACTATAGACCAGTTATTTAAATTCAATAAACCTAAGCTATGTTTAGAGGATTGTGATTTAGATCCTAATATATTTGAACCTAACAAAAACAACGGTTTTTTCTAATTTAGAACTATTATAAATAGTAATTAAATATTGTTACTTATAAATAAAGTAGTAGATTTACATTATAACAATTTAAGGGGGTCATTCAAATTTATAAACAAAATGAATGTTTTAAGTCTAAATAATACGAGGTATGCCTCCACCTCACTAAAAAGCATATAATTAAAGGGGGTTTCATGCTTCCCCCGTTTTTAACCTTAAGAATATGAAGATTATAACAGAACAAGAATTAAAAGAGTATTTAGATTTACATAAAGTAAACTGTGATAATAAAACAGCTAATTATGTTGATGATCGTTTTGATGCTGTGTTGAATGCAGTTAATCATTTAGTAGAGGTTAAGATTTTTGATTATGTAACTACTGTTAGTGGTTGTAGTAAAAAATAAAATAACATGAATAAGAAAGTTTTTAGATTAATTAGAGAATGGGCTTATAAACGAGGTATTTATACTCATTCAGATTTGAAGAGTCAAACATTGAAACTGCAAGAAGAAGTAGGGGAGTTATCTAAAGCTATATTAGAAAATAATAAACCTGATATAATAGATGCTATTGGTGATTGTGTTGTAGTATTAACTAATATAGCTGAGACTTTAAATAATCAAACCAAAGAAACTATTAACATAGAAAGCTGTATTGAGTTAGCTTATGAAGTTATTAGTAAGCGTACTGGTAAAATGGAAAACGGAACATTTATAAAAGATGAATAAAGAAGATTTAATAAGATTAGCCGTAGTTCTTCATGTATTGCAAGAGAATATTATAATGGGGATAGAAGATGGAGGATTTAAGAGAGAGTTAAGAAGATGTTATAATGTTTTAAGAAGTCAATTTAAGAAGTTAACAGGATTGATTTTTAAAGATTCTAGCAAAGATCAGATAGATAATTATGATGAATGGGCTAATCAGATCCTAGATTTAATAGAAAAAAGCCAAGATATAGGTATAGAAAGAAGTAACGCTATACTTAAAGCTTATATAAATGGAGATATAAGAGAGGAATAACGATTAGTACATGCTATCGTGTGAAGCGGTAGCGAAACATGGAGTATGTGCCGTGTTATATGCTTTTTAAAACTTGATAAATTATGAGTGTAGTAAGAAATAGAAAATTAAAGAAAGTAGGTATTACAAGCAAAAGCAAGAAACGAGAAGCTCGTAAATACATAAAGACATTTGTAAAATGCAACCGAGGATATGCGTACAACAATATTGCTTGTAACATGGGGTTATTACCTGAGTTTTGGCAGTATGGTGAGGTGATTCAATAATTGCATATAATACCTTTATAAAAGAGCTTGAGCGACTGCGCGAAGAATGAGCGTTGCTTTTATGAATTGTTATCTAATTAAGCAAAATTTTAAATACCCGTTTATGATAGAATAGTTTGTTATTTTTGTAGCAAACTATTCTTGTTTATGGCTAATTATGTAATAACGTCTACAGATAACTCTTTTGAAGTTTCAAAAGATGGGTATGCTAAAACATTCCCTAAAGATATTTTTATCTTACAACTTAATGAATTAAACCCTCAAGAGTTAACTTTTTTTAATAAACATAAATCTCAAAACGAATATATAGTATATACTGATACTGATTTCATAAATGTAAATGGGACTACCTCTTGGGCTAACGCTGAAGAGTTGAAGACAGCCTTAAGAACAATTATTTTTTTAACTAGTTCTGATTCTTCTACACAAGGGGGGTTTATAGATTATAATGATAATACAGGGAATATCTCATTAACAGCTAATACTTGGGTAGATATACCTAATGATGGACAAGGACCTTTTAGTAATTCTAGTTATAAACCTTCAGGAGTGAGTGAATTAATAGATGTGTCCACTGGATATATTGACACTTCAGAATTATCTTTAGGAGATAGTATATTAATAAGAAACGATTATACTATAACACCAAGCACTAATAATTCATTGCTTGAGTTTAGGTATGAATTAGGGAACGGTTCAGGAGTTTATAATTTACAGAAAATTGTTGGAAGACTAGACAGCGGAAGTGGCGTGGCATATAGGTTTAGTTTAGAGCCTGATTTAATATATATGGGGGACACAAACACAAAAGATAATCCTATAAAATTACAGGTAAAATTAAGCTCTAATGGTGTTTTAAATAATGCTGGTTCAGTTATTCAAGTATTAAAAAGATGAGTATAAAAATATATAAAGATACGTCTGCTAATGCAATATTCATAGAAGACGCAAACGGTGTTCAGTTTTTAAACAGCTTACAGGCAACTATAGATGATCCTTTAGGTGATACTTTAAGTATTACAGATTTAGCTAAAGGATTAGAAATAGTATCACAAAAAGATTACACTGAGTTTGAAGATGAAAACTCTCAACCTTGGGGGGTGGATGCCACTACTACCGTAAACACTTTAAATTCAATATTTCAAAGTTCAGGTACGCCTACTGATGAATTACCAAATATTACTAGCCCTTTGACTATAAGCTTAACAGAGGGACAAGTTTTAAATTATGAGCTTACAGCAGATTATGGTGTTGGTTATGAGTGGGATTTTTCAAGCGTTTCTGGAGTATCTAATGTTGAGGGAAACATTAGAAAAATAATAGGCGGTTCAAGTCTTGCTGTAGGAACTTATAATATACCTGTTAAAGCTATTAACTACAATGGTGAAGATAGTGAAACAATAGTTTTAACAGTTTCAGCACCTCCTTTTAGTAATACTAAAAGTATTAGGTTTTCAAATCAAGACTGGTTAGGCGCAAACGCTGCACAAGTTGAATCCACATTAGGAAGAAGTGGGAACGGATCGGGAGCTGGTGACGCTTGGACTATTAGCTTTTGGTATAAAGCGTCTAGTGACAGTCAAGGACAAACTATTATATATTTCGGTAATAATGATGTAACAAATAATGGTTTCTTAGAAACAAGGCAAGTTGATGCTTCTGGTCAAAAAAGATTAAGATTTAGATATGGAAGTAATAATAATTATATACAATTACTAACGCCATCAGGAAGTTTAACAGCTGGAGTTTGGCAGCATGTTATGATAACTTATGATGGAGGAACTACAGGATCAAGTTCTGGCAGCATATCTGATTATTATAGTAGATTTAAAATATACATTGACGGAACTTTACAAACGACTAGTAATACGAATTCAAATTTTGGCTGGAGTAATTCTATTATAGGTCAAAATTGGAGAGTAGGGAGATTTGCATCGGGTTCACACATGAGGCAAGCTAATGTTGACGAGCTAGCATTGTGGGATAGCGATCAGAGTTCTAATGTATCAGATATTTACAATTCAGGGGTTGTTTTTAATTTATCAACTTTAACCGATGAACCTAGACACTGGTGGAGAATGGGAGACGGTGATACATTTCCAAATTTAGAAGACAGTGGAACTGAAGCTAATTGTGTTTTCGTTATGAATAACATGACTAGTTCAGATATAGTTAACGATGTACCATAGGCTTAAATTAAAATTATAAAATAATATTAAATGGCTAGTTTTGTAATAACAACTAATACGGCTTCTTTTGAAGTACAGCAAGGCACTTACACAAGGGAGTACCCTTTTAATGAGCTTATAGTTCAGGTTAATAGTGAAGATGTAAATTCTTTAGAGCTTTATAATAAAAGAACTCAAAGAGTAGATTATAGCATTTACACAGACACAGATACTATTAATGTAAATGGGACTACTTCTTGGGCTAATGCCGAGGAGTTAAAAACAGCTTTAGAGACTGCTATATTTTCATTAGAAGGCGGGGGCGGTACTCCTGTTGATCCTGTTATTGAAACTCCTTTCGAAGAGTTAGAGCATACTAGAGTAGGAAATGTTTTAAATGCTATACTTGATTACAACGCGCCTAAACCAGATTTATCTATTACTAAAAATGATTATGAAGCTTTAGAAGAGTATGAAAACAGAAGGTATTTAGTAGATGATGGTTCTATATTCTTAGGGCCTAAAAAACTACAGGACTATAATTATGTATTTGGTGGTTCTGATTTACTGGTTACAACTACTGGTAATGATACTACTGGAGATGGTTCTGAGGGTAACCCGTTTGCAACATGGGAGCATGCCATTACTACTGTTGGTGCTGCTGGTGGTATTACTATCTGGGTTGAAGGAGGTTCTTATAATATGGATTCAGGTGGTGGTTTTGCTTCCATTACAGGTAACTTTACAGATGATGTTATTATCAAGGCAAAGCCAAACGAAGTAGTAACTCTTACTCATACTTTAGGTACTGATGCTGTAGTTATAAATGGAACTAGTAAAAATATAGTTTTCGAGGGATTAGTGTTTACTGGTTTAGCTGGAGATAATTCTGTATTTAAAGCTTCTGGAGCTGATTTTGTTTCAGAAATAGAATCAAGGGATTGTACATTTAATATGGTAGACTCTCCTTATATATTTGATTTTAGACATACAGGATTATGTACACTTCAAAAGGTTAAGAGGTGCACTATAAATGCCGGTTCTGGTAATGGAACGTGTTTCTTTGATGCTTCTTCTAATGATTCTTATATAGGTAACTACTATGAAAGTACTTCAACTACTGCTAGTGCTTTTAGAGTTGACTTAGGTTTGAATGATTACTACATTAGTAACAACACTATTGTAGCCGAAAACCAGACTACAAGTTTATCGCATCAGATATTCCAATTCTCTAGCAGAATGTTAAGCACAGGAGGCACTATTAATTTAAATAGAAACTACGCTAGAAAAGTTGGAGGAAGAATATTCTTTACTGATGGTGCTGCTGGAGTTGGTAGGGTACAATTATTTATTAAAGGTAATGATTTTAAATCTGCAGGAGATAGAATTATTGCAACTACTATTAGTGTTGATGGTGGTGAGATTATGTATAATAAGCTGTGTTGTGCTAATGTACCTTTAGCTACTCCAGACGAAGCAACGCCTTCTGTAGGTCAAGAAACGGAAAACCTAGAGATAGCTTATAATTATGTGACAAGCGAAGACCATACTGTATTATTTGGTGAGAATGGATTAAACAATTATTTACACGATAATGTACTAGATTCTACTAATGGTTTATTTGGAGCAGTTATTAAAGGCGGTGGTCATCAGATAGCTAATAATGTATTGTATGGAGGTAGTAGAAACTGTATATATTTTAAAAACGCGGAGAACTGTTTAGAGTGGGGTGATTTATTACTACAAAGAGTAGCAGGAGGACAATGTTTAGAATATACTGAGGGTTCTGCTTTTGCTTCTCGTAATAATAATACTCAGTATTGCTTCATGGAATCAACTAAAGGAGCTATAATAAAAGCTGGTGAAGTTCTAACGCCTTTAGGTACTGGTAATGTAGTTGACAATAATAGATACTTTGTAGCAGACCAAGGAACATGGGGAATCTTATTTAATCCTGTTAGCTCTCTAGCAGATATGCAGGCTGAATGGTTAGCTAATTATCCATCAAATCCAAATAATGATGAAAACAGTATTGATTTATCATAATTAATTATTATATTTGACTTTCTACTAGGGGGTTTTACTTCATATTTTCCTCCTTGCAACATGCTAAAGGTTACAAAGCCCTCACTCAAGTAGTGGGGGTTTCTTGTTTAGAATCATTATTAATAGCAAGTAAATGTTGTTATGTATAAATCTTTTATTATATTTGAGTGTAACAAAAAACAAATATTATGGAAAGCTTAAATTTTAAAACAGTAAAGGCATTAGCAGAGGGATTCACCACTAAAGACGTTAATAACGTTGTTAATTCTTGGGCGGAAGGAACTACTAATGAGGATAAAGTTTCTTTTAATATGTTTTCTTCTCTTGTGAGATTAGGAGACACTAAAGAAATAGCGTTAGCAACTGTTTTAGAAGAAAAAAGAATCTATGAAGCAGTAGAAGAGGGTTATTTTGTTAAATTTAATAGCCACAGACTAAGATAATGAACCTACAAAAAACAATAGACTTACTAGAAGACTTAAAGAGTGGGAAGCTTCCGCATCCTTTTGTGGTGGAGGAGCATGTTGATGGGTTGAAGGAAGCTTTGAAAGTATTTGACACTATACTTAATGAATTAGATAAAGAAGATAATCTCAGGCTTAAGGAATCGCTAGATAAAAATATGCGTAATAGGTTTGGGGAATTAAATGTTGTTGAGTCTGAATGGTATCTTTTAGACAAAGAGGGCAATGTTGAGAAAATGGATGAAAACGGTGAGTTCATTCCTTACAAACCAAAAGACAACGAAAGACTAAAGTAGTTATGGAAAGACCAAAGAAAGAAGATTACTATTTCATAGATGGATCGTTTTGTTACGATGATTATTACCATGCTCTTGATGAATACATTGACCACCTAGAATCTAAAGAAGAAAACTTTAACTATAAATGGAGAAAGATATTTGCGTCTAAAAGATATAACACTGACGGGAATATAGTTTTATCACCTTTAGAACAGCAAGAGTTATTAGATGATTCAAAACCACCAGTAAAGAAATAAGCTGCACAACAGTATAACTAAAACAAAAGAACAATGAAAGAGTTTAAAAGAGGCATTACTTTAGTGACTCCAGTAACAAGGAACTGGACAAAAGATATGATTGAAGAAAACGATAAATTTGAGCGTAGGATTATTTTTACTGATTTTCATAAAAAGGATAACGGCAGAAGCAGGGAACAAGTTTGTGTTTTAAATCTAAATCATTCAGACTATGAAGCAAACGCTAAATTAATAGCAGCAGCACCAGAGCTATTAGAGGCTTTGCAGGATTTAACTATGTCAGTTATGAACTCTGACTCAGAAATTGATGAATGCGTGTTTGATTCGATGAAAAGAGCAGAAAAAGCAATAAACAAAGCTTTAGGAGAATAGATTAATTAATATTATGGAAGGAACAGTAACATTATCGAAAGAAGAGTATGACCGTTTGAAAAAGATTCAAATGGAACATGAATTAAGTAAAAACTCACCAGAAGAGTTTGTTAAAATTGAATACCCAGATTATGACTGGAGAGAACATAAGCCAGTTTATAAAGAAATAAGGGTTTATTCAGGCGAAACAGCCGTATTAAGATTAAAAGAGAATTTTGAGCATAAACTAGAAGAATTAGAAAATAGATATAAGCAAAGGTTAAAAGACGCTGAAGATATTCAAAATAAATATAAGGGAATTATTAGCGCAGTTGATAATTTTAAGAAGTATTAAAAAACTATAGCTGATAAAAGAAAGGCTATACTGATTCGGTATAGTTTTTCTTGTTTATAATAATTCTAAATAATTTTGTATCTTTGAAAAGAACAAATGTTTTCAAGATGCCAAAGAAAGGTCATACAAACAATCCTAAAGGTAGACCTAAAGGAGTTCCTAACAAAGTAACTACAGAAATTAGAACAGCCTTAAAGGATTTAGCGGATAATAATTTAGATAAGGTTCAGACTTGGTTAGATAGAATAGCAGAGGATGATCCTAAAGGGGCTATGGGAATGTATTTGACATTATTAGAATACGTTCAACCTAAACTAAGTAGAACAGAATTAGCAGGAGATAAAGATAATCCTGTAAGTGTTATAGATATGAGTAAATGGAAGTAGTTTTTTCAAATAGAGAAATAGCGGAAGGTTTAACATCTAGATTTATTCTTAACGAAACTTGGTCTAGATTTGACTGTTATGTTATTGTGTATAGCGATACATATCTTTCATATATATTAGAAAAAAGGTCTTCCAATTGTTTTGGTAATTTAATAGATTTCAAGTTTATAGATTCTGAATATATTTCTTCTAGCTTAGAGGATCAAATTGCTTATATTGAATTGCTTTTAGAGGAATGGAAATAATATGAAAAAGAATAATTTATTAATACCTATATTTTTTAGTTTCTTTATGTATCTAATTATGTCTTTCGTATTAAAAGGAGAATTAAACCCTATGGAATGGGGTATTGGTGCTAGGGTTTTTTATTCTATATTCTTATGGATATCTGTTTTTTTCGCAATATTAAAAGATAGATTTGAGTAAATGGAAATAACGCCACCTAAATTAACTTCTTATCAAAAGGCTATATTATTTAGCGATGCACGTTTTACTATTACCGAGGCTAGTACTAAGGTAGGTAAGACTTATTCCCATATCATATGGTTGTTTGGAAAGTCAATGGAAGCACAGCCTAAAGAAGGGTGTAACTATTGGTGGGTAGCTCCTGTTTATAATCAGGCTAAGATTGCTTTTAAAAGGTTAAGATCTTATCTAGCACCTACTAAGTTGTTTCAATTCAATGAGACTGACTTAAGTGTTAAAACTCCTGTAGGTTCTTATATATTTTTTAAATCTGCTGAGAAACCAGACAACCTATACGGTGAAGATGTTTATGCTGCTGTATTTGATGAAGCACCAAGAGCAAGAGAGGAAGCGTATTTTGCTTTACGCTCTACATTAACCGCTACAAACGCCCCTTGTAAGTTTATAGGCAACTTTGGAGGTACAGCCAACTGGATGCATCAATTAAAGATTAAGAACGCTCAGAATCCAAATTACGAGTATTTTAAGATAACTTGTTATGATGCAGTAGAAGAAGGAATAATAAGTCAAGAGGAAGTAGAGCAAGCACAGAAGGATTTACCGCCTAAGATATTTAAAGAGCTTTACCTAGCTGAGGCTAGTGAGGATGAGGATAGATTAATAAGTAATGACAAGATTGCTGACATTTGGACAAATGATTATGTTAGTCGTGGTAACTATTACATCTCTGCTGATATTGCTAGATTTGGTAGGGATAAAACTGTGATAGGTGTTTGGGATGGTCTTAGGTTAATTAAAATGATTACAATGGAGTCAAGCAGCGTTAAAGAGTGTGCAGATATTATAGAGAATTTAATTTACGATTATGGTATTCAAAAGAGCAACGTGGTTATTGATGATGATGGTGTTGGGGGTGGTGTCGTTGATATCATTGGCGGGAGCGTTACTGGGTTTGTTAACAACTCTACAGCTTTAAAAGTAGAAGGTGATAAACAGAACTATCAAAACCTTAAAACACAGTGTTACTTTGAGTTAGTACAAGCAGTTAACAAGGGTAGAATATTCTTTGAGATAGACGATAACAAAGCAGAGATAATAGAAGAGTTAGAGATGATTAGAATGAAAGGAGTGGATAGGGATAACAAGCTACAGATATACTCTAAGGAAGATATTAAAAAGGTAATAGGGCGATCTCCTGACTACTCTGATATGATAATGATGAGAATGTACTTTGAATTGTCATATAATAATACTAAATTCGACTTTGTAAGCTTTAGATAGTTATGGATTATGTAAGTTTTCAAAATAGAATAATTAGTTCCTATAATCAAAAGTTTGGTTGGGGATTATGTAGTAAAAAAAATGGAGTTATGAACAAACAAGAAAAAATCAAAGAGCTTTTAAAAATGTCTAATTATCTTATTGATAAGGCTCAAAGATTAAGATTAGAAGCAGAGCAATTAGAGAACGAAAAAGAAGTATTGAGGTGGGAGGACTTAGGTAATTTAGAAGGTTGGTTAATGAGTCCTTTTGGAAAACCTGTAGAAGCTACTTTTAGATATGATTACGAAGCATGCACACCATTCAAAACAAAAGAACAAGCAGAAGCAGCTATAGCACTAGCAAAAATTAGTCAGTTGTTGCCTGTTTATAATGAAGGTTGGCAGCCTGATTGGAACAATGTAAAGGAAAAGTATGTTATAAGATTTATTGATGATGAAACCAGTATAGATTCATGTATACGTAATCGATACTTTTTATCTTTCAAATCATCAGAAATAAGAGATAAATTCCTAGAACACAACAGAGACTTAATAGAACAAGCTAAACCTTTATTGTAATGGATAGTCATGTTTTAATTACTGGAACAGGTAGAGCAGGGACTTCTCTACTTATGCAGATTCTAACAGAATTAGGTCTAGATACTGGATTTCCTAAAGGGTATAGATTAGACCCAAGGAATAGAGCAGGGATGGAGGTTCATTATAAGAACATCAATCACTGGCATTATATTGTTAAGAATCCTGAATTTTGCTATGAGATAAAGCAGATATTATCTGTTAAACCTATAGACCATGTATTTATATTAATGCGTGATCCTTGGGAGGTTGTGTTAAGTAGAGAAGAAAACGAAAAGCAGAACTTATGTGGTGGTTACTGGTATGCTCACAACAAACAAGAGCAAGCAGAGATTAATGATTTAGCTATACATACTTTAATGCATGATGTAGCTAGTTATGATTTACCGCATACTTTGATTCACTTTGATCTTTTAGTTAGTGATCCTAATTATCTATGGGCAAAGTTAATGCCTTTATTGTTTGACTTCGAAGAGATTGAAGAAGAGGAATTAATACAATATGGTCCAAGAGTAGAATATGAAGACTTCTTAGAAGTTTACAATAGTTTAGTAGATACAAGTAAAATTAAGTTTAAATGAAAAAGATATTACACAAAACACTATACTGGTGTACTATTGCATCAATGGTTTATTTAGCTGGACTAGTCTGTTTACAGGTTTTCATCTGGTTAAGAGAATGGAGTACTCACATAATTAATAGTCTGTGATAAAAGTAAAAGTAGATAACAAAGTATTCGAGGTAACTATTCCAGTTAAATGGAGTGAGGTTACTTACTCTAAGTATTTAGAAATGTGTGAGCAAGATAATGCTGATGATTTATTTCTAACTACATTAGGTTTACCTCTTGAGATTAAAGGAAGTGATAAGATTCTTGAACTGTACAGTTTTGCCGAACAGTTGGAAAGTGAAGTATTTAATTCTCATCCTAACTTTGAAAGAACAGAAGTTAACCGATTAGTTAACATTAAACCTTATAAAGGTGAATTGTTAAATGGTTCTATAATGTTACCTAAAGATATCACGACTAGATCAATAGCCCAGTACGAGGACTGCAAGACACTTCTAAAACCTTGTTATGATAAAGATGGTACATTGGATCAAAAGAAGTTTAATAATGTCTTAGGTAAGATCTTTGCTATTTACTTACAGGGCGAGAGAGATGGCGAATATAATTATGAGAAAGCAGAAGGACTAGAAGGTATGGTTAACAACTTGCCATGTGAGCAAGTTATTAGTAATGCTAGTTTTTTTTTGAACAAATTATTCTCGAAGAAGACCAATTTCTTTCTAAACTTCCTCCACCGAATGAAGATGAAAAAAGGGATAGAGCTGGATATCCAAAGCTAGCAAAGAACTTTGGAGCGTTTCATGACTTTCAGCAAACATCAAAAGAGCAAGGAGTTAGTATAACTGAGTTAATGAAATGGGAGGTAAGCTTTTACCATATGATTGTTCTATACAACTCTTGGAGGGGAACTTATGATAGAAGGTATCAAAATATATTAAATGAGAAAGACGTAGGTAAGAGCTAATTTATTTTCATTCTAAATAATTTTTTGTTATAAGGAAATTTCTTTATATTGCAACAACCTACTAGAGAATGACAGTTAAAGCCTTATACCAGCTTATGAAAGATGCCTCAGAGTCCATGTCTTACGATGTGGACTTTGGTATTGGTACAGCTGTTCAATTAGAGTTAAAATTTACAGACGAGGATTATCGTTTTCCTTTTTTATGGATATTCCCTGTAAGCTCTACGGCTACTCAGTATACGCAATCTATAGCAGATGGTAGATCATGGTCTATCGCTGGCTTCGTTGCCTTAGAAGATGATATAGATGCTACTGATGAAGAGAGGGTAGAGATGCAAGAGAGAGCTGATAGAATCATGAATGACTTTATTGGTCAACTAAGGTTAGCAGATGATACAGAAGGGAATTATTTTAACTCGGTTTCTTATTCTTTCCAAGCTGAGTTTAGAAATACGGATTATGTAGCTAGTGGTTATGGATTTAATATAACAGCTAATTCTGATAATTTGTATGATTTCTGTTGCTGATATATTAGAGAAAGAACTTAATAAGATTAGTCAAGATGTTGCCCAGTCTATTAAAGACAATGACAGAAGCGCAACAGGTAAAACAATTAGATCTTTAAAGGTAGAAGTAAAAGAGTCTGGTAACGAAACTACTGGTACTCTTTCTGGTCGTGGGTTTATCACAACTCTCGAGACTGGTAGAGGTGCTTCTAAATCTAATGGCTCTGGTGGATGGAAAGAAGACTTACTAGAATGGATGAGGGCTAGAAGTATACCAGCTGAGGCGTTTTATCCTATATGGAAAACTATTCAAGAAAGAGGTTGGAATACATCTTTACCTAATAGAACTAATCCAAATGGAGGTACTAAAGGTATTATATCTGAACCTATCGAAAAGGGGTTACAATCAATAGAGCAACAAATAGCTAACAGGATAGCAGCTGTTTACACTAAATCTATAGAAATATGAGTCTTAATATAATTAGAAGACCTGTTAAATACCTATACTCTGATAATTCATCATTCACTAATAATAAATATATTTATGATGGTGCGGATGATTATGCTGAATATACTAATATTGATTTCAACGGTGGTAATATTACTATATCCATAACTGTTAATCTTTCAGACAAGGATAATAGATTTATTTATTTATGGGATAACGGTACTCTATCATATAATTTAGCTCTATGGTTTAATGGTGCTAATTTATTTGTTTCTGATAGTTCATTAAGTGGTATAATTAGTACTGGTGGTATTAATTTAGATGAAGATGTTAATATAACTTTAACAATAAATAACGGTAATTGCAACTGTTATATAAATGGAGTTATCACTGCTGAAAGTCCTATATCATTAAATATTCCAGAATTTGACCCTGCTAGTAATGGTTTAGCTATAGGTTCTGGTTTTGCTCAAACTATGGAGGGAGTTTGGGATCAGTTCATTGTATACGATAGAGTTCTTAGCTATAATGAAATTCAGGCTTTATACAACAACGGTAAACCTGTTAACACTGACTATATCAGAACTACTCAAGGATTCAAGTTTTTAGCTCTTAATAGAGAACTAGAAGAAGCTTATGGAGAATATGGAAGTTTAACCATTAATGGTAATCCAGATTTAGTTAATTATTCGTCTGATAATTTCTTTTTAAGTTCTGACGTATTGAGTACATGGAATGCGATAGGAGGTAATTTACCAGTTAGATATAAATTTCAATCTGATCTATTCCCTTTAAATACTGCTGACACTACTTTTACTGTAAGCTCAATTGATAATTTCTTTGGGTTAGCAAAGGTTACTACATCAGCTTCTAGTAGCTATATAGTAGACAATTACGTTACTCTTAAAAACATGAGTGACGATAGATATAATGGAATATATCAAATAGATCAAACTATATCATCTACAGAGTTTGTTATTAAGACTGCTTATATAGGTGGTAGTACTGGAGAGGCTATAAGGTATTATAATAATTATTCAGCTGTTGTTAAGGTTTATGGTGGGTTGCCTGATTATCATATATTAAGTGGCGATAGACCTATGCTAGAAATAGGAGAATTAAAAGTTTCTCCAGATATTAATAATGAAGTAGATGTAGATATTACTGGATTAGTTAATTCAGCTATTCGGAATGATAACGATTTATTTACTGGCTATGCTCCTTTAGATTTTAATGCGTTCACATCTTTTTATATTGAATATGCAGAACAATATCAAGATAATGATGGATCAGGTTTAAGGGTGTTCACTGGTACATTTGAAAAAGATAATTTAGGCGGTTGTACTGAGGATGCAGAATTATTTACTAACCCAGATTTCTCTTCTGGTTTAACTGGTTGGAGTCAAACTGGAGGCGGTCAGATATGGTCTACTATTGGTAGTGATGTAGAAGCTAACAGACCTGACCCAGCTACAGATAGAAGTAGAACGCTATCTCAGGATGTTGTAATGAGTAAGGGTGTTACATATACTATTACTGTAAATGTGCCTAATGATAATAATACTGAGATAAGAATATTTGCTACAGCTTTCATGGTTTCTAAGGTTATTACTAACAGCCTAACTAAAGGAACTAACACAATTGAGTTTACAGCGGATAAGGATTATACTAGGTTAAACCTAATAGGTATATACCAAGAAACAGGCGCGGCTTTTGATGGTCAATTAAGAATAGCAGAGTTTAGTTTAAAAGCTGGAGATTGTACTACTTATTTATGGGGTTCTAATTCGGTTCAACAGTTTAAATACTTCTTAGGGGGTAATATGGGTGAATATGTATGTCTACCTAATAATAATGCTAAACTATTAACAGATTTTAGTGAGTTGGTATACTTTAGGGGTAAAAAGTTTACTGTTAGTAGTATTATAGATAATGAAGCTTTTACTAATTCTTATTTGAATGATTCTGTATTTTTTAGAATGAGTTCAGGTGGTACTTCTGTAGACCGTAAGATTAAAAACATGAATGATGGTGTTTACATGATTGGGAACACTGTTATAGAGGATGCTTTTGAAAGCATGGTATTAGAGTTGGAGGGGTTGATAGGGTCTTTTGAAAAAGGAACTATTGAGATATATTCAGTTCCAGACAATTTATTTATAGATGCTAACACAGGTAACCACAATACCACTACTAATCAAGCTGGTAACCCTCCTAGTGATTGGGGTATTACTATTACGCCTAATGTATCTGCTGGAGATGGTTTAATAGGCACTGCTTATAATTATGTTGATGTTGAAACTTTAAATAATCCATTAGAAGGTTTTGCTTTAGGTATCTTTGGGTTTAATACTGGATTTAGTGATAATGCAGGATTAAATAAAATATGTGATTTTACTAGCCCTGTAACACTGCCTGATAACACTGAATTTACTGTTAGTTTTTTCTTTTCAGATCAACCTACTACAAGTCATGATCCTAGATTAGATGGTGTAAATGATGTATTCAGAATAATCCCTAGTAGTTATAGTTCTTATTCTAGTTCTTCAGATCCAATACCTGTAGATGGGGATAATAACTGGTATAAGTCTACTACAACATTCACTACTGATACTTCTGGAACTTACACATTTTCTTTATATATAGACTTAAAAAACGGTATATCTGGCGGTACTGGTGGGGCTTTTGGAATTGATCAGATAGAGTTGTTAGGGCCGTTTCAGTCATTAACAGAACAAAAGCCTTTTTGCTTAGATGATAGCTGTGCTAATCAAGAAATTTATTTAACATGGCTTAACTCATTAGGAGGAAGAGAGTATTGGAACTTTACAGCTATTAAAGAATATAAGACTAGAAATAGAAGCGTAGAGATTCAGAGAGATATATTTAATAATTGGGATGTAGACTTTATAGAGGGAGACACACAAGGGGATGTAGCTTCTATAGATTCTGCTGATTCAATTACTGTTAGAAGTCAATTGTTAACGAAGGATCAAGCTAATGCTATCTGGAAGATTAAAGATAGTCTAAGAGTTCAACAGGTTAGGGATGATGATTCATTGATTACTGTATTAGTAGATAAAGGGTCTTTTACTAAGTATGAAGATAGAGATAGACTGTATGTGGTTGAATTTGAAATTACGTATCCTAATAATCAGATACAGACTCAGTAATATAATTGAGTCTTATTACGAAATGATTATGGGTAATAATAAAGAATTGATAAAAGAGCGTTTAAAAACTTGCAAAAAAGAGTGTAATGTTAGACATATTTGTCCTGTGTGTGGTTGTGTACTTCGTGCTAAAGCTGCTTCAAAAACTAATAGATGCCCTATAAATAAATGGTAAGAGTCCAGATAAATAACGAGTTCTTAGATAATAAAGAGTTAAACAATTTCGCTCTGACTTTAGGCGTTGGCGATATTGGACAGATCAACTCTAGGCAAGGATCTTTTACTACTTCTTTTAAGATACCATCCACTAAGAAAAACAATAGGTTATTAGGTTTCCCTAACTTAGTTAATAATAATAATCTAGCTTCATTTGTTACTAATAAGCTTGATTGCATTGTTTACCAAGGGGGTAATATATTGATTAGTGGATTCTTGAGAATTAAGGACTACGATTCTAAGAAAAAAGAATATAGTGCTACTTTTTTTGGTGATAATGTCGATTGGTTTGAAGAGATAAAAGATAAAAGTTTATTAGATATAGACTATACTCGTTTTAATCATAACTGGAACGAAGCGGAGATAATAAACAGCTGGACAAATACTTGGCAGGATGGGTATATTTACCCTATTATTAATTATGGAGATAAAACAAGTACTACCAATTGGACTGTTGATCAATTCCCTGTAGCTATATTTAATAAGCAGATAGTTAAATTAATATTCGAGGATATCGGCTATACTGTTACGGGTTCTTTTTGGGATAATAATGTAGATTTCGAAAAAGATATAACACCTTATTCTGGTAATGACTATTCTTCTAATGCTGTTTATTTAGATAAAGGAGAAGTTAAAAGGCAAAACCAATTTTATTCACAAGGTTATATTAACGGAACAGAATTACTAGCTGGAGCAGAGGAAAAGATTCTTTTTGAACCTTTAAGTGAAGATTTTTTAAATGCAGGGTTCTTTGATTCTATAAGATATGATTATGTTGCTCAACAATATGTAGTAGCTAGAGATTTTCTATATAATGTTGATAGTTGGTGGGTTCAAAGAGATGGTGCAGCCCCTAGCGATATAAATAGAATTAGGCAAACAGATGTGTTTTTTAAGATTAACGGAGTAGAGCAGCCTTCTGGTAATTACAATTTAGTACAAGGGGATACTGTAGAATGGTTTATTAGAAATAATGGGCCTGATGATTTAGAGATTGAAACATTCTTTTTACCTAATGGGTATTTAAGAGAATTTTATATGTCTGGTCAAATAGATGTAGCTAATCAGTTCGTAGTAGGTGATGATGTTTCTATTTCTGCTGCTATTCCAGATATAAATCAAGGCGACTTTATAAAAGACGTTCTATTTAGATACGGAGTTTTTGTACAAACAGATTTTAATGCTAAAGAAGTAAGCTTATTTACTTTAGATGATATTGTTCTTAAAATACCTCAAGCGGTTAATTGGGGTGATAAACTAGATTTAAAAGACGGCTTTAAGTCTTTATACGGTAATAATATTAAAGGATATGGTAGAGTAAACAAAATCGAGTATCAAGAAGATGATAAGGATGATAAGCTAACTAACTTTAAAAGCAAAAACGGGTTTAATTTAGGTAGAGGTGATTTAGTTATTAATAATGAGTTTTACACTGGAGAGAAAACACTATATACTTCTCCTTTTGCTCCTACAACAACAGAGCAAACAGCAAACCAATTTGATTATCAGTGTCCTTATATACCTAATAATCAAGATGACGGTTTAAAACCTAGGACATTAAGGATAAACGGTCTTTATAGCTTGCCTGATATAGGTGGCCCTGCTAGTATTACTATAGGTGCTACTTCTGGTATAGATGAGGTTGCTCACGCGTGGTTTATATTATATGATTTAGGTAATGGCAACGAGCTAACTGGAAGATCTCTATGGTATGAGCCTTTTGTAGAAGAGAAGAAAAGAAACTTTCCCAATGATTCTTTACTTATAAGAAACTACGAAACAATACGAGAGCTATTAAACAACCCTGTATTAACAAGGGCGAAGTTCAAATTAAACGATGTAGATATTCTAAACCTAGATTTTAGTGTTCCTGTATATCTACCTCAAACACACAGTTACTACTATATTAATAAAATCACTCAATATAAGGCTGATGGTAGTACAACTAGAGTTGAATTAATAAAAATTGCGTAATGGCAGAGACTAGAGAAATATTAATTGAAATAGAGGTTGATAACAATAAGGCTCAACAAAACTTAGAGCGTACTACTAGCCAGCTTCGCGTATTACAGAATGAACGCAAAGAACTTAATAAGCAAGTACAACAAAGTTCAGCACAATTAAAAGCAGAAGGAACTACTAGAGCAGCTGTTAATAAAAGAATAGTTGAAAACGAGTTAGCTACTAAAAGATTAAGAGGGGAAAGAAACAAAGCTATAAAAGAAGTTAACTTAGAAAACAACTCTTTAAACGCATTGCGTAATAACCTTTCTAAATTAACAGCAGAAAGAAACAATATAAACACTGGAACAAAAGAAGGGGCTGCTAGATTTGCTGAATTAACAGAGCAGATAAAGAACCAAAATGAAGAGATTAGTAAACTAGAGCAGGCTGGTGGAGACTTTAGAAGAAACGTTGGTAACTATGGTGCTGCATTAGATGGCGTTAAAGGTGTTATAGGTGGTGTTACTGCTGCTTTTGGTGCTTTAACAATTGCTGTCGGTGTTATTACTACTTTGTTTGAAGCTGTTAGAACCGCTTTAAGTAGATCTGAAAAAGGTAGTTTATTGTTACAAAAAGCTACTAATGCATTGAGTGCTACATTTGATGTTCTGGTTGGTTTATTGACTAAAGTAGCAGAGGGGTTGATATTTGCTTTTGAAGAGCCACAAACAGCACTACAAAATTTTGGAGATTCAGTACAATCTTTTGTATTAGATAGAATTAATGCCGTTGTAGATGGGTTAGGGCTTTTAGGTGATGCTATACAAAAAGTTTTTAAGGGAGACTTTGAAGGGGCTTTAGATGCTGCTGCTGAAGGTTCTAAGAAGTTGTTTATAGAGTCTAGTGTTTTATATGGTCTTTATGATGAAGCTACTGAAGTTGTAGGAGAGTTAGTTACAGAATTAAACACTCAAACAACAGCTTTAAACGCGGTTACTGATGCTCAAAACGCATACGCTATTAGTTTAGCTCAGTCTACTGTAGCTTTAGCTCAATTATCTAAACAAGAGGAAGAGTATAATGCTATCGCTGATGATGCTACGCTTTCATTCAAAGAGCGTACCGCTGCTGCTGATGAAGCCAGAAAAGCAAGTATATCAAGATCTGAGGTTGAATTAGATTTAGCTAGGCAAGAATTAGATATTGTAAACAAACGTATTAAGGCAAATAGAGATTTAGGAATAGAAACTCAAAATGCTTTAAGACAAGAACAAGCTGAAGCTTTAGCAAAAGTAATTGATGCTGAAAGAGAATTAACTTCTGTACAATTCGAAAACGATAAACTTAATAGGGAGCTAAGACAAGATACATTAGAAAAGAACTTAGATATATTAATTGATGGTTTTGATGTTCAGAAGTCTATTAATGAAAGACTAATAGCAGATGAAAAGCTAACCTTAGATGAAAGACAAAAAATAGCTAATGAAACACAGCGATTAGGTCAAGAATCTTTTGATGCACAGATAGCAACTATTCAACAGTTTACAGATCAACAAGTAAATGCTAATGAATTAATAAGTGAATCTAATGCTACTGTTTTACAAGAAAGAATAAGAGGCTTAGAGTTAAGTGAGGTTATTGAGGGTAGATTATTTGAGGTTATTAAAGAGCGTCAAATAGCTGAGCAGGATTTTGCTGAAACACAAGCCACTTTATCTGATCAAAGAGCTGAAAGAGAACAGAGAGAAAGAGAAGCAGCTTTAGAGTTAAGAGAGTTTGAATTAGAGCAGAAGCAATTTGACTTAGAGGCTGAGATACAGCTAGAAAGAGATAAATCAGCACTACTTTTAGAAAATGAAAGACTTACAGAAAGTGAAAGACAATTAATAAGAGAGCAGTCTGATAAAAGAATAGCAGAACTACAAAGAAGATTCACAGACGAAACAACAAGAGAGCAACAAAGACAAATACAACAAACTGCTGGAGTGTTTGGAGATCTTAACACCGCTTTAAACGCTATCGGTGTTGATTTTAAAGCCTTTGCTATTGCTCAGGCAGTAACAGACACATACGCAGCTGCGAATGCTGCATTACGTAGTGGATCAGGGTTATCTCCTATTGCTGGTATTGCTGCTGCTGCTGCTGCTATCGGTACAGGTCTTGCTAACGTTGCTAGAATCACTTCTACTAAGTTTGCTAACGGTGGACTAGTTAACGGGCCTTCTCACGCTAATGGAGGTGTTAAATTCGCTGTAGGCGGTCAAGTAAACGAATTAGAAGGAGGTGAAGCAGTAATCAATAAAAGAAGTACAGCAATGTTTAAACCATTACTATCTAGGCTTAATGTAGCTGGTGGTGGTGTTAAATTTGCTGATGGAGGTATAACTAAATTTCAAACAGGAGGGGTTACAGGTTTTGGTACAGCTAATCAGATATCAGCACAGAATGAATCTAACGCATTTATTCAAGATGCCTTGTTAAGCGCGCCAGCACCAGTAGTAAGCGTTACAGAAATAAATGACGTTCAAGATAGCGTCCAAGTTACAGAACAAACAGCTAGTTTATAATGGATTACAAGTACTATTACGAAATGTTTAAAAAGCATACTGATAACGATATCAGTAAAGAACAATTTAATGAAGTGGTTAACTTTGTAGACTCACGCGAGAAGTTAGCGCATACATGGAAGTTTTATCACATGGTTTATTCTTTCTATCAAGAATTAGAAAAAGAAGGTAAACTAAAGAAGCAATTAATAGCTGAATGTGTTGACGAGTTTAGAGTAAGTGATGTTACTATTTTTGGAATACTTAAAGGATTCAGGGATAGTTAAGAAAATGCTTAATTAGAATTAGTCTAAATAAATATAAAGTCTATGTTTTCATTTATACATTTGAGGTGTATGGAGAACTTAGATATATATATACTTCAAAACATTGGTGAGGATGGTGTTTCTGCTGCTTACATTCAGAAGCTATTAGTGCAAAATCCAGAAGCTAAGAAGGTAAACTTATACATTGACTCTCAAGGCGGTTCTGTCTTTGAGGGGTATTCTATTTACAATCAATTAAAAAACTCAGGTAAATCTATAGATGCTCATGTAATCGGGTTCTGTGGTTCTATTGCTACAATGATAGCTTTAGCTGCTGATAACATTTACATGAATGAGCATGGTAGGTTTTTTATTCATAACCCATCAACACAAGTACAGGGCGATATTCACGCTATTAATGCTGCTGCTGATGAGTTAGATAAAATTAAGAATGAGTTAGTAAGTCTTTATTACAGTAAAACAGGAAAAGACAAGGAGTTGATTTCTGATTTAATGGATAAGGAAAAGAACTTTACAGCACAAGAGGCTAAAGAGTTCGGTTTTATCACAAGTATCAAAGAGCCATCGAAGGCGGTGGCGTTGGTTGAATCTAAATCTAATATTTTAAACATGGACAAAAAAGAGTTAGACCTAACTGTTGAAAATAAAGTCAATAGTTTAGGTGAAAAGATTCTTGCTAAGATCCAAAACTTGATTTCACCAGAAAATGCGCCCGAAGGCGAAAAGATCATTTTAACCACCGCTGAGGGAGTTGAATTTGATATCTGGGTTGATGCTATCGAGGGAGAAGATCTAGCAGGGAGAAAGGTAATGAAAATCGTTGCTGGAGAGGTTTCTGAAGAACCAATCGAAGATGGTGAGTACGCTTTAGCTGACGGTTCAATGATCGTTGTTGCAGAAGGTATGGTAGAATCTATTTCTACACCAGAAGCTGAGGAAGATGTAGAAGCTTTAAAGAAAGAACTAGAAGAAGCAAAAGCAGCAGCAAACGCAGCTAATGAAGCTTTAGAAAACTTTAAAGCAGAAGCAGAGAAAAAAGAAGAAGAAAACAAAGCAGAGCTTAAAGCTTTAGCTGAATCAGTTAATGAAATGAAAAATTTAACTGTAGGTGCTAAAGATTCTTTCTTAAATGTAGCAAGTAAAAAACAAACAGATAAATCAGATAAATTCTTTAAATAATGAGTGACGTAGTATTAAACGCAAATTTAAACTATACTTGGAATGGGGAAGTTCCAAGAGAAGTTTTTCTGGATCCAACGGTTCAGACTCCAGATATTCAAAATCTATTTACAATCCAACAAAGAGTAAAATCTAAATGGCAAATCCATACGGCTGCTGCTCTTAATAAAGTAACTAAAGCTGATGATGGTTGTGGGCTTTCTGATACTGGTACAGGTATCGATATTACAAACACAACTTTAGAAGTAGCTGACTTAGAAATTTATTTAACTCAGTGTGCGGATGTATTCAAAGATGAAGTATGGGAAACTTCATTAAAAACAGGAACGGCTATCAATGACCTTTCAGGTACTGATATCCAAAGAAACATCATCCAGCCTTTAATCTCTGATGTGGCTGCTAGAGATATGTTTAGAATCCTTTCTTTTGGGGATACTGGTTCTGGTGATCCAGATATTAACCAATTAGATGGTCTTTGGACTAAAATGATTGCAGGTGTTGCTTCTTACTGTGTTGATCAGTCTTCTGTTTCTTTCGGTGCAACTTTAACTGATGGTGAAGCGTTGAGTGGACTTAAAGCATCTTATGAAGAGGCTGCAATTGTGTTAAAGCAAAAATCTAACACTGAGAAGGCATTCTATGTAACTGGTTCTGTATTTGAGAACTACCAAGCATCTTTAGAGACTAAAGAAGGTACTGAAGCAGGATGGAAAGTTATCCAAGACGGTGTACAAAGATTATACTACAGAGGTATTGAGGTAATCCCTGTTTACGCATGGGATGAAACAATTGCTGCTGATGGCTTATCTAACCCTCACAGAATCCTTTACACTACTAAGGCTAACCATATCGCTGGATTCGATGTATCAAGAGATGCAATGTCTATTAAAACTTGGTACTCAGATGATGACGATATCATGAAGTACTTGACTAGATATAAAATGGGATATCAATATATCCACTGTGATTTACAAATTATAACTATTTAATATGCCAGTTTGTTTAATTAATAATGGTGTAGAAGCGGATTGCGATGATCTTCGGGCAACTGGAGGTCTGCGAGCCGATCTATACGTTGCTAACCTAAGTGATATTTTGTCTTATACCGTTGATGTAGACGGTTATATTACAGCTATTACTTTCGAGCAATACGCAGGATTATATAAGTTTAGTTCTAAAAACAACTCACATACTGCTGGTTATACCGCTGCTGTGGGGGCTGCTGGTGCTAACACTTATTTCAATCACAATGTTGTCGCTAAGTTCTTTGCTACAACTCCTACTGATGATCAGGTTGTAGAAGATATGACTGTTGCAGATGTAGTATTTATTGTAGAGACTAAGAATAAACGCTTTAAAGCTTACGGAATTGATTCAGGTTGTCAAATGACAGAGGCAGAGCAGAATTCAGGTCAAGAAGGAGCAAGTGATATTACTGATACGCTTACATTCTTAGGAGAGGAAAGAAAACTTCCTCAAAGAGTTTTAGACACAGATTACGCCACTACTAAGGCTTTGCTAGAGTCTTATGTTGTAACTCCATAATAATCCATAACTAGCGAAAAAAGGGCTATCCATTAGGGTAGCCTTTTTTGTTTAAAACGGTGTTTTTTCTTTAGGTATAAGCTCTAAGTGTTTTCTAAGTTTATCTAATGTATAAAACTTACCTTTAACAGTATACCCAATACTATAACCTATCATACATTTTTTTAGTACTCTACCAGTTTTAGCATTTATTAATTTACCGCATTCAGTAAACTTATAATTATGAGCGAATTTTATACGCCATTTTAAATTATAACTTATTGAGTATCTGTCCATTTTGATTAAGTAAAATTACACATACAGAACTGTTATAGGTCATTTAAAACGCATCCATTAATTTTCGTAATTCGTTTTCTTCTCTCTGTTCTCTCTTTTGTATTGATTCCTTTCTTAGTTTTTCAGCTTCCTCTTCTTCATTTACCCATTCATCAATTTTGGATTCGACAAAGTTTTTAATTTTCTTATTTGTTTTATCAAAACTCTGTCTACATCTATCGTTAGATATTTCCCATAAAATGTGGTGTCTTTTACCATTTTCATCCTTAATGTAAACCGATAAAGAGTCAGAAACATCACCAGTATCGAATGATATTTTTATCTTCTCGTTTTCAAAAACTTTATCTATCTTTAATTTTGAAATATTTACTCCCATAATATAAAGTCGCCCTATAACAATATCTAAAACCAAGTAGGGCTTTTAAACTCGGCGGTAGACTTTAGGGTTATTACTGCCCTACCAGTTTTTAGATTAAGCGTTATGCCTAATTTACATTTCACAAAAAGATGCTTCATCGACATACCACACAGAGTCATCAAGTTTTTCAGAAGCAAATACTGATTCAGCATCTTCTTCTTTCCAAAATAGAGAGTATACCTCATTATTAGAATACTTAAATATTCCATAAACACTAGGCATAACACTATGTATGTCGTTAGTTTTATTTCCTAACTCATATGCTTTATTCATCGCTTTCATTATTAAGTCAATTTGTGCTTGACTTTCTTGGTGGGCTATATCTGTACCCCAAATATTACCTAGTATTTCTAAAAACTTTTCTTCCATTTCTTACTTATTTAACCGTAAATAAAACCACCGCATACACTTAACATTGTAGGCAATACCACTGCTAATCAAGGTTCATTGCTTTACAACCATCGCATTGTTTGTCGCAAGGCTTATTTTTTCTACCAAAGTCGTATAATTCGCAATGGTACTGTTCGCTTCGCCCTACAACATTGGCTATACCCAATAATTTTAACTTAGCTTCGTGGTATAATTCCATTTGTTCAATCCATTGTTCTCCAGTGTAATATTGGTTGTGTACTTCTACGTCAACACCAAACCTACTTCGAAGGTCTTTTGCTATAAATTCTTTTGCTGTCATTGTTTCTGTCTTTTAAGTCGTTAAAATTACTGTGCATAGCCTTAGCGTTGTACACAATACTACTCTGTACCTAACCTTTTAAGTTTCTGCACCAAATGTAAAGCAAGGGTCATATACTCTTTAACTTGTTCATCGGTTGGTAAGTCATAGTCGTAACTACTAATCGCTTGAAGAGTATCGCAACCACTACAACTCCCATAGTAAGTATCAGTCATCACATAATCTTCTACACTAGGTTGGTAGGTGTCAGTTGGTATTATAAATATTTGTGTGCCTTGATAATCACCATCATCAATTACAGTCATTTTATCTAAATCCCAACCGCTATAATCGGTTGCTTCAGGTATGCATAATTCAAATACCTTTTTCACAATAGTTTCATAACTATCATATTCATCTTGTTTTGTCGTTTTGAAATACTCTTCAAGCTTATGCTTGTTTTCTTCCCATTGCTTTACTAATTCTGTTATCATAATTTTATTTTTAGTTCATTAATTCCGTACTGTGTACAACATTGTATATAAGCCATACAAGTACAGGCTCATATACTAAACGTTGTACACAATACTATTTTTCAAGTTCTTGTCTTACCCCTTTCCAAAAATTTTGTCTTGCATTCCACATTTCCCAGTCATTGTCATACCCACAATAACAAATTTCATTTTCATACTCTTCTATTATTTCATCAACCACATTAACAGCATTTTTTCCGAATTTGTCATTTAAGTGTTTTGCTTTTTCTATTATATTCATAAGTTTTATTTATTAAGTCCGTACTGTTTACAACACGACCTAAACAGCATTAAAACTCAGTTTAGCCAGAGCGTTATATCGACTTGATTTTATTTATTTAGTTACATCACAAACTTAACCAATTATTTATAAATAACAATAGTTAATCTTAATTATTTATTGTTATATTTGCATATGGTTGAATTATTCAAGAAAATAAATCCTAACTGCAACATGAAAGGAGATATGTTAAGAGATTATCATAAGTTAATAGTAGAGTTTAGAGAAGCTACAGGACATAAGTTAAAAGCTTCATCTTGCTCTTCAAAAGCTAACATGAAGATAATAGGGAGGTATTTAAAAATGACTGGTAAATTATGATAATATATCAAATACATTTTGATACAGACAGTTTTAACAGCTGCTTAAAGGATTATAGAGTTATACCTACGCCTAACTATAAGAATCCGCATCCCTATTTTGAGAATGATGTTATAAGTGAGTTAGTGCCAGAAACAGAAACAGATAGAGTAGGTGTTTTTTCTCACGCTTATAGTAAAAAAATAGGTGTAGGTTTAGATAAAATTGAAGCTAGAAATGAAGATGTAGTAAGTTTCTTTGCTTTAAATTATAAGAATAACTATTGGGAGCTATTTGAGAGATGGCATCCTACAGGTTTGAGCGTATTAGAGATTTTAAAAGATAAATTTGATTGGACTATAGACTTTACTAAACAGCCTAAACACATTATTTATCAGAACGCTTTTGTAGCTAAAACAGAAATATATAAGAAATATATACAGGAATATTTAAATCCTGTTATGAGCTTCTTAAATGAAAACCCAGAACTAGTAAACAAAGAGCCTAATATACCTAAATATAAAGGCTATACTATGCATACTTTCCTTTGTGAAAGGTTGTTTACTATTTTCTTGGAGCATAATAATTACAGTGTATATCAATTTAACAAACTATATGACTAGAACAGAGATTATTAATGGAGTTATAAAAAAGAATGGTTATACTTCATACTTGGAAATTGGAATTTATGACGGTAAAAACTTTGATGCTATCGAGTGCCCTTTAAAAGAAGGCGTTGACCCTAGTGTAGACAAGGAAAGTGTTTATAAAATATCTTCTGATGATTATTTTAACGGGAATGCTACAGTAAACACTTACGACCTTATTTTCATTGATGGCGACCATACATACATTCAGAGCAAGAAAGACTTAGAGAATGCTTTAGAATGCCTTAATGAAGGAGGTTTAATTTTAATGCATGACACTAACCCGAATAACTTACAAGAAATCACGCCTAGAAACAACGGAAAGGCATGGTGTGGTGAAGTTTGGAAAACAGTATTAGAGGCAAAAGCTAAAGGTTATCCTGTAGTAACTATTCCAGATGATTACGGTGTTACTATCATTAAAAATGATAAATTACCATTTGAAGAAGATTATAAAAACATTAGCCCAGAAGAGTTTTTAAAGAATAAATCTGAGTTAATGAATTTCATGAACTGGAGAGATTATATGAATATAACAGAAGAAGTAAAAGAGATACAAAACATAACAGCAAAAGAATCTGCTATTAATGATCTTTTAGTTGCTGAAGAATCTGTTAAAGCAGATTTTCAAGAAAGAGATACAGACGATGTTATTCAAGATGACTTAGAAAAAATGACAGATGAAGAGTTGAAAGAGTTTTATAAAACTATGTTTGGTAGTAAGCCAAAAGGCAAGTTTAATAGAGAAAAAATTATATTAAAGATTATTAGTTAAGATTTTTCTTTATAAAGCATAATGAAAACACCCTTATTATTGGGGGTGTTTTTTTTATTTTTACGTTATGCTAAGTATGTATAACCAAGCTAACATTAACGAACCTCTAGACTCAACAGCTAGAGAAAATGAAGCTTTAGAAATATTAGATTACGGTACTAACAATGCTTTTCCAGCTAAGTTACTTGATAATGTTGAATATTCGCACGTTACAAATAGATGTATTGATGTTATCTATAAATTTATTGTGGGGGATGGTTTTGAAGATCCTTCTTTAAATGACGTTATAATTAACTCTGATGGTCAAACATTAGGAGAATTACACCAAAGTCTAGCAATGGACTTAGCTTATTTTGAAGGGATTTATACTAATGCTAAATATAATTCTAACCTACAGACTACTGAGTACTTCCATCTTCCTTTCGAAAACTCTCGTTTAGGAATGTATAATGAATTAGGCAAGATTACTAATATTAAATATAATCCTAATTGGGGGCAGACATCAGGAGTAGGAGAACAAGAATGCACTACTACATATCCTGTTTATAATATGTTTTCTGTTTCTAGTCAGATTCAAGAATTAGGAGCGGCTTATAGGGGTCAAGTGTTGTATTCTCACATACAAAGACCTCAAAAAAGATTTTATCCTGTGCCTCAGTATTATAGTGCTGAAAATTGGATAAAAGTAGATTCTAAGATTGGTAATTTTCACGTTAACAACATTGATAATAATTTCCTTTTATCTGTTCTTTTAAAAGTTGTTGGTGATCCAGATGAGGCAGCAACTAAACTAGAAAAAGATGAAAATGATAGAGTGAAATCTGTGCCTATTAAAAAGAAAAAAGGTCAAGTTTTTAAAGATGAGATGGCTAAAAACTTTTCAGGCTCAGAGAACGGAGGAAAGGTTATGGTTCTATGGGCTAAGACTAAAGAACAATTCCCAGAACTAGAAGAGTTTCCAGCAAGCACTAACCATGATTTATTTATTGCTTTACAGAATTTAGTTACAGATAACTTAGTAATAGCTGCTGGAGTGCCAAGAGTTTTAGCTAATATTGGTACAGCTGGCAAGTTAGGTGACACTAACGAAATAACAAGCGCGGTTAAATACATGCAGGGTACAGTACAAAGCCAGCAATCATTATTAGAAGACCATTATAAGAAATTATTTAAAAACTCTGCTATTCCAGAATTAAACGGCACAACGCCAAAGATTAAGAGATTTAGTTATGACTTTACTGATAACATTACAGGACTTCCAGAACAGGGTTAAAATATCTCAAAATCTTAAAGATAAGGATATTAACCCATCTATAATTTATGCTCAGGAAATGCATTTAGACGCTCTTTTATGTGGGCTATATGATATAATTATAGAACAAAAACAAAACTGTATTTTAGAAGATCGTTTTATATACCTTTTAGATAAATATATTAAACCTTATTTGGTTTATGTTTCTTATAGTGATTATTTAACCGCTCACAACATCCAAGGCACTAGACAGGGCTTGGTTGAGATTAATGGAGATAATGCAACAGGAGCGGAAATAAAGCGCATAGGTGATATCTCTAGGGCTTCAGATGCTAAGGCTAGTGCTTATGAAGAAAAGATAAGAACTTTCTTAGAGTCTAGTGAAGATTACCCAGAATATAATTGCCCTTGCAGTGACAATAATATGTTGTTCGGGTTTGGGTTTAGTAGTATTGGAAAAGATTTAAACGGAAACGATTTATTCGTATGATATTTATAAAGAAAAATGATACTAGCCGTATTACTGATGATATTGATCAGTATGAGAATTACCTTTTGGAGTTTTCTAATACAGCTACTTGCAGCTCTGTTATTGCAGTTTTTGCTAACACTAGCTTTGATTGTGCTTATCCTGTATTTAGTATAACAGAAGTATGCTCAGGAGACGAAAATGTATTACTAGGAGAGATTAATCTAGATTATATTGGCTACTGGTCTGTAAATATTTACGGAAACCCAGATAATGTTAATTTAGATCCTAATCTAGCTACGTTTATAAAGCAAGAAGAAGTTAAAGTATACATAGAGGGGTGCGATACATGCAAAACGTGTTGATAGAATTTAAAAACATAGCCTCTAAGTTTATACTGTTAGATGCTGAGATGGGAGTTTTACAGCTTATGGGGTTGGCAGGTGAGTTAACAACAGGCAAAGACTTTGATTATGTTTATTATATAGGTTTAGTATATGCTTGTGTTAGATTAGGATGGTATATCTATTCCAGAATACATGAAAAAGCTAAAAACCAAATAGATAGAGAGAACGCAGAACTAGAGAAGCAGATAAAAGAGGAAAAGTTAAAAAGTTGGAAAATATTAAACTCTCCAGACTTTAAATCTAGTTTAGGTAAAGAAAAGTTAGAAGAAATAAAAGGAATGTACAGTGAGGAAGATAAACAAGATAATAATTCATTGCGCTGATACTAGAGTGGATCAGGATTTTACTGCTGCTGATATTGATAAATGGCACAAGCAGAGAGGGTGGAATGGTATTGGTTATCATTATGTAATTCTTTTAGATGGAACTATTCAAAAGGGAAGATCAGAAGAAAGAGCTGGAGCGCATTGTAAAGGGCATAATTTGAACTCTATAGGTGTTTGTTTTATGGGAGGGAAAAATGAAGATGGTTCTAAATGGGAGAAACCACTAGAGGCACAAATAAAGTCTTATCTTGAACTAGAAGCAGAACTATCTAATAAATACCAAGGAATAGAAATCAAAGGACATTACGAATTGAGTTCTAAATCATGTCCAAACTTTGAAATTTGTAAGCTATATGATTAACCCTAAAGATATAATAGAAAGCATAAAGGCAGGTTTGATATCTACTATTATAGGGATTATCTTTTTTATTGGTGGAGGTATCATGGTTTATGTTACTTATAAAGATACTCACGCTCTCGAATGGGCTTCTGTAGAGGTTGGTTTATTTCTTACAGGGGCTTGGTTTTTAAAGGCTAACGACGAATGGATAACTAATAAATTTAAAAAATGATCAGGATACTTGTTTTAACGCTCTGTGTTGCATTTTCTTCATGCTTTGTAGGTAAAGACCTTAGAAAGAAAAGAAAAGCCGATAAACTGGTTAAAAAAGCGCAGAAATTAAGTCCTGAATTATTTAAAACTGATACCATAATTTATTATGATACTATCATAGTAGAAAACCATGTTACAGATACTATTACTAAATTAGAATTTCATGATACTACTACTGTAATTAATAATGATCGTTTAGTAGTTAAATATTTTTATGACACATTAAGACAGGAGATTTACCACGAAGCAGAGTGTAAAGCCGATACTATAAGATTAGAAGAGAAAATCCCTGTTACCAAATACGTCGGATTGTCTTGGTGGGATAAGCTACAGTTAAATGCTATTCCTTTACTTCTTTTGTTTGTTGGGTTCATATTCCTTATTCGAAAGCGGAATAATTATATTTAATTAAATATAATTTAGCTTGTTTTAGTGTATTTTATATTTATTTAGATATAATTTGTTATTTAGAATCATTCTAAAATATAAATATTTGCAACTTTTTCTTTGCTTTTAAAGTTTATATATATAAATTTACATTATAACAAAAACACAAAAATATGAACGCTACAATCAAAGGACAAGAATACGAAATTAGATACGATCACGATGGTATGAGTGTTACAGCCATTAGAAAGATTGTATTAGTTACTGGTTCTCCAGCTAACGAAGTAAGAAGAGAGATTAAAGAGCCTTCACAAGGGTTATATAATGATATCTTAGATAGATGTCAGAACCACCTAGATAAGGTTAATGAAGAAATGATGTACGACTTAAGAGAAGAAGAATAAGATGAATTTAACAGAATTACAAACTAAACTAAAAGCACCAAAGAATCAATATAACGCATTTGGTAAGTATAACTATCGCTCTTGTGAAGATATACTAGAAGCTTTAAAACCATTACTTACGGATGAATGTGAGTTAAGGATAACAGATCAAGTAAAAGATGTTTGTGGTATTCCTTATGTAGAATCTGCTGTAGTGTTACAGATCGGTGATAAGGTTTATACTTCTGTAGCTCAGGCTGGTATTAATCCAGATAAAAAAGGAATGGATATAGCTCAAAGTTTCGGAGCTTCTAGTTCTTACGCTAGAAAATACGCGCTAAACGCTTTGTTTTTAATTGATGACACAAAAGATTCAGATAGTTTAGATAACTCAAACCAAAACACTGGATCAACAGCACATGAAAACAGAGTTAAAGAATTAACTGATAAGATATACGATTCTAATTCTTTAGAAGAATTAAAACAAGCTTGGAGTAGTGTTCCTCAAGGGTTACAAAAAACCTTAGAGACAGCTAAGAATGAGCGTAAAGCACAATTATCATGAGCGAAATTGATAAAGGAGTTCGACTTAATAAAAATTAATTAATTATGGAAAAGTTTATAGGGTTAAATAAAGAAGAATTAGAATTAGAAGCATTAGAAAGATGTGTTCCTGTAGATGAGGGTTATGAAAATGCTTTAGAATTATATTTAGAGTGTAAAAAAGCCATTCATTATTACAACACAATACTTAATCATATAGGTGATACTGCTTTTTCTGAGAGGTCTGATTACCCAGAAAAAGAACTAATTAAATATGGTGCTAAAGTTTCAATAAGCTCTACTGGAGATAGGTTAGATTATGATAAAGATGTTGAATATCTAAACAGGAAGAATAAATTAAAAGAAAGAGAGCAATTATTAAAACTAGCTTATAAATCTAGTGATGAAATAATAGATAGCGAGGGCATAGTGGTTGATAGAATACCAATTAAAAGTAAAGGTAAGTCAGTTTTAAAAATTCAACTATAATGGATACTAACGCAGCGATAGACGTTTTAACTAAGGAGTTAGATGATTTGCAATTTAAGATAGAAGTATTGCCAGACGGTAATTTAAAGGAATACTTAAATATTAAGAAAACAGAAATACAAGAAGCAATTACACATATAAACTTAATGATAAAATGATAAAAGGAACAATTAAAGAAATCAAAGAAAAACAGTCTGGAACTTCTCAAGCTGGTAAAGACTGGGTTAAGCAAACCTTTGTAGTAAGCAATAACGAAGGGTATGAAGGAAGGGAGCAGATATTTGCTTTTGAGTTATTCGGTGCTGAAAAAGTAGAGAACTTTAATAAGTATAATAAAGTAGGTCAGCAAGTAGAGGTTAAGTTTAATATTAAATGCAACGAATGGCAGGGTAAGTATTACACTACTTTAGAAGCATGGAATGTGTTTAGTGTTAATGAGCAAGTAACTGAGCAAGTAACTGAGCAAGTAACTGAGCAAGTAACTGAGCAAGTAACTGAGCAAGTAACTGAGGAAGAAAACGATTTACCATTTTAATTATAAATTATGTTTGGATTTCATAAAACACCAGAAATTTATAACCCTAGTGAAGACCGAGTAAAAAAGAAGAAAGTGTATAGATACGCAAGATTAGAAAAGGTTATAGATAAAAAGATTTACGAGTGTAATAGAGTTATCGTAGATCATACATTAGAAAATAAATTTACAGAGCAGGATTATATAAAAGCCTGTTCTGATAAAGTAAGATTTGAAAAGATTAAAAACTACTTACATGAAAGAGCAAAAAGATAACCTCTTATATGGGGTTTTAATATTAATAATTGTTTTAGTGTGTTGGGTTAAAGCGAAAGAAAATTATGAAAAAACAAAAGAGCGTATACAGGTTCAAGGTGTTAGCAAACTTATCAGATATAAAAAAAGCGATAGACATTGTTAATAATTACTGCGAATACTTTGAATTAGATAAAGACCTATTGCTTACAACATCAAGAAAAGCTAATTTAGTTTTACACCGTAAAGCTTTATTACTTATATTAAAAGATAAAGGTTTTAACGAGCCTTTAATAGGTTTTATTTTAAGAAGAGACAGAACAACATTGATTAAACAATACTCTGAGCTAAGGGATTTGAAAAAGTGGGAACATAAAATGGGTTTGATTAGCAAAGAGTTTAGATTAGCAGAAGATTATGAAAAAAACTTTCAAAGAGCATCCTAATTATTATATGGTTGATGATGAGGTTTATAAAGACTCCCATGAAAAAAACGGAAGATCTTACAGAGCTTTTAAGCTTAGAAAAACCTATAGAAATAGGACAGAAAAATTCAAAGGCACAGAGGGATATTATTTAGACGGGAAGTTTTACAGCCTTAAAAAACTAAAAAATATAGCGATATGCCACGAAACAACCAATATAGATTAACTAGATTTGAAGTAGATTCTTTAGGTCTTAAATGGAAAGGTAAGGATGGTAAAAGAAATCCACGTTACAGACTTAAAAAAGAATTAATAAATAAGCTATATGAGATAAGAGGAACTAATAAAGGGGCTAAAGTTTTGATATTTGATATTGAGACTGCTCCACTAGCTGCTTATGTATGGAGTTTATGGAAAAATAATGTAGGAGGATCACAAATTATATCAAATTGGTTTATGCTTACATGGTCTGCTAAATGGTTATTTGATGATAAAGTTATGGCAGATAAATTAACATCTAAAGAAGCTTTAAAACAAAACGACAAAAGAATAGTTAAGAGCCTTTTTAAACTAATAGATGAAGCTGATATAGTAATAGCTCACAATGGAGACAAATTTGATCTAAGAAAGGTTAATACTAGGTTTTTACTTCATGGTTTAGGAACTCCTTCTAGTTTCCAGAGTATAGATACTTTAAAACACGCTAGAAAACAATTAGCATTTAGTTCTAATCGTTTAGACTATCTAGGGAATATGTTAGGGGTAGGAAGAAAAATAGACACAGGAGGCTTTGATTTATGGGCTAGATGTATGGCTGGAGAAGATGAAGCTTTTCAAGAGATGGAAGATTATAATATTCAGGATGTTTTACTATTAGAGGAAGTTTATTTATTGATGCGCCCTTATATTAAGCCTCATCCTAATCTTGGGTTGTATATTGGTGATGGTGTTACTAGATGCCCTTCATGTGGATCTGATAAATTAGAACCTACTGGAGAATATTACACCACTGTTAATGCTTACACAGAGCTTAAATGTAAATGTTGCGGAAGTAATAGTAGATCGAGACAATCTAGTATGTCACTAAGCAAAAGAAGACACGTTTTAAGTAGTTTACCACGATGAGAAGAAGTAAAACAAAAGCTAAATCTAAAGAGAAGGCTGATAAATATTTCAGTCTTTTTATTAGAGAAAGAGACAAAGACAAGCCGTGTGTTACTTGTGGGGTTTATACAGACTCTAAAGATTGTGGTCATTTTATTTCAAGGCGTTTTGAAAGCACTAGATATGATGAACAGAACTCTCATGGTCAGTGCCAGAAATGCAACCGCTTCGAATATGGTAATCAGTTTGAACATAGTTTAAAGATTGATGAAATGTACGGCAAAGGAACTGCTGAAAAGCTACACATGAAAAGTAAAATGCTATGTAAGCGCAGCCAGAACGACTACGAAGAAATAGCTAAGTATTATAAAAACAAGTTAGGGGGTAATATATGAACTATCAAGAATTAAAAGAACTCGTACAATTAATGGCTTTTGCCATGCTTTGTTTAATAATGTTGCTGTTTTTAAAGTGTTCAGGATGCTGCTAGATTTAAGTAAAGATATAGACCTAAACAAGTTTAAAAGATATACTGAGTATTTAATATCTAAGTCGCATAAGGTGGATATAAAAAAGGTTAACCATAAAAGAACTGTTAATCAGAATAAATATCTTCATGTATGCATATCCTTATTTGCAATAGAATACGGGTATACACTAGAAGAAGCTAAGACTTATCTTAAAAGAATGTGTGACTTCATGGTGTACGAAAAGAATGGTCAGAAGTTTCTTCTTAAGACTTCCAAAATGGATTCAGCAGAGCTAACTAAATTTATTGAATGGATTAGATCATACGCTGGAATGCAGGGTTTATATATTCCTACCAGTGAAGAATACTTGACTAACTGGATGGAAGTAGAAAAAGAAATAGAAAAACATCGAGAATATTTGTAAGTTTAAAAAATTAAACTATATTGCATTATGATTAACGGTTATATGCCAGTAAAAGATTATGCAGCTAAACATAATATAAGTGTTCAAGCTGTATATCAGAAGATAAAAAGAGGTTATTTAGAATCAACTAAAATAGGCTCTTATGTATTAGTAAAAACTAAGTAAAAAAA